AGGAGCTCAAGTCTTACCTTCTCCCCAGCACGAACATATTTTTTATTTGTCCATCCCAACCTGCACACTACCTCGCGAATATCAGTAACGACTGATTTATCCTCTATGTCGTAAACCTGACCGCAAAAAGATGCGGTTTCCAGTTTATCTGTAACACCGATTTTAATAGTCATTCCTAACTTCTCGAACATTGAGGAAGACGGAATGGGTCCATCGTTCCTAAATATCCCGTCATCTCCTTCGACGAAGCCCTGGATCTTATCCAAGGGACAACCCGACTTAAGGGACGCAAAAAGGTAGAGCATCAGATTAGTGAAACCGTTCGAGGAAGAAGTGTCCATCTCCCCAGACATTCGTCCGGCTTCCATACTACAACTAAAGGTCTTAAAAACAACCTTATTAATGCCGGTTTTTGTATCGGCCATAACATCTACTACTTCCTTATACTCACTAGGAAGGGTTGACACGGCGTGAGCATATAATTTATTCTCACAAATTTCCATCAGATCAGCAATAAAGTGGGCTTCAAAGGAGGTGTAATCGGTATACACATAGTTCGCATTGGGCTTATAAAGTTTTTCGTAGATGGCCTCGGGCCTTTCCACGACAGGGATTTTCTTTATAAACCAGTGCATATCGAACAGCTTCTTTGATATTGACTGAACTAATGGGCCAAACAAACATTTTGCTTGGTCTGACCGGGAGTAGATTCCCCGGGGAAACTTATATTCAGTATAAGTTTCATCTTTTACGAACGATTTCACGAGAGACAACATTCTTCTCGATGGTTTTCCACCACAATCTGTCCAGCAAGAACGGAGTTGTTTCTTCCGCTCTTCGCCGTACGAAGTGGATTCAAGCCAGCCCTCGAAATCGTACATCTCATCAACAGTGAGGGGCTTAAAATTATGTCTGAGCCAAAGCGTCACGAACCTAGAAAATTCGCGCCTCAGCTGCCTATTAGGTTTTGGGGTTCTAGTAGCTACTCTATGTGCAACACCCGCTAAGGTACTTGCAAGATGCCCTGGGTCAGGTCTGGGGGGCGTAGCTCCCGGGTAGTAGAGTGGCAGACGTCTCGAAATTGTTTTGTACGACTGCAGCTGTGGTCTAATCGCTGTTGTCTTGAAAGTCTTCTTAGTGAGTCGTTTCAACTGCAATTTCTTAATCTGATTCACTCTATAACCAAAGAGATACTGACCTGGTGTCAGGCAACTTAAAAATCCGTTAGGGGCGTCCGCATATTGGACGCCAAAACGCCGGTCATGAATGACATAGTATCCATGAGGACGTTGTGCCCAGTGGACATTCTGATATCCAACTGGCCGGAGGTTTTATCATCCTCAGACGCGAATCTGATCAAACGCTCTATCTGAGTGTTGATGGACAATTTTGGTGGAAGCTGCACTTTCCTGGTGTACAGCTCCGACAATAAATATAAAGATACCGCTAGGGTATTAAATATACAATTCTTCCTCCCACTATCAACAATGACCAGTCTCTTAAAGACTGATCTATACATCATCTCATCTATATGTTCCATAGGTTTGTACCAGGTCTTTCTTCTGTAAACATCAGCAGGGCCATACGTATCAGGTCTGTTTGCCCTGGAGTTAAATCTACATACTATCATTGGTTGAAAATAAACGACGGTGTCGTCGAACTCAAGGCCGGATCGATCGCGCCAATTCTTTGTACAATCAGTGCGTTGCAATGCGATGGGGTAAGCATAAAGACCTACTTCATCCACCATCTCAAAACGATCCCATAACCCAAAAAATCCGAAGACGGCTGGTACAATTCCGTCGCGAGTTTCCTCAAAGTGCTCAGGTAACATCTCTTCCCACAATTTCCGCGGTACCTCGTCAAGCTTAATCCTGCCCGCGTGGTTGCGAAAACCCCCATCATCAAACCATTTAACTATCACCTCCTGCAGTTCAACAGGTGTGGTGGGGTTAATGACAGGCAAGGTTGAGATATTAATGTGGGCGGCTGCGGCATTTCTCGCCTCGTAATCAGCGAGAGCATCCTCGGCTATTTTCCTCGCCAAGGTTGCATCGGGCGATGCCTCTTTCGCGTCGGCTTTGAAATCAGCCAGTTCGCGTTTGAGATCACCGATCATATTGGCCACAGCAGCCTCCTTGTCGATTGAGTCTTTCAAAGCCTCAATCAACTTGTCATTGCCTGTGGGTCTATCACCAGCCGATCCAGTGGTCGTTGTTGTACCTTCGTGGGAAAAATTGCACTT